ACTTTGTATTTTTTCTTTCTCTTAGATTTCTAAGTTTTGTTTTTATAGCGTGTTTATTGTTTTCGGAATATGTTATTATTTCTAAATTAGAAAAACAGTTGTTTAATTTATTTCCGTCAATATGATTAACTGTTAATTTTTTTAAGATATATTCTTTATCTATAAAAGATAAGCACAATAAAGAATGGATATTATACATTCTACTTTTTCCATTTTTGCATAAAGAAACTGACTTATAACCGTTAGAAGAAATATTTTCAGATATTTTTTTAGATTTAAAATTCTGAATTGTATTGTTTTTTCTTACTATTTGTCTATCTAAAGACTTAACATCTCCTAAATTATTTATTTGATATATTCCAATATAATTTGGAATGTCTTTCCATTCTTTTGATTTTAGTGTCATAAGTTTATTTATTAAATGTTTCGTTGTAGTATTGTTTATACATTCTATCATTTACATCATCCATTGTTCCATCAAATAATCCCGCGTCATAAGCATCAATTATCTGTTGCTTTTCAATTTCTTTGGCTTGTTGAAAAAGTTTTAATTTTTCTTCTCCTACAATATTTCTCCAATCTAAATTACACACTTGCTCAAATAACCATTCTACTGCTGTCATATTATTTATTTTTTAAGTTAATATTTATATTAAAAAAAGCCGAGAATATAACAATCACTACAAGCTAGTTGCCGAAGCATTGGAATAAATAGGCAACCATCGTGTAGTTTTAACGTTATCAGTAATTATTTGAGAGCTATTGCTTTAAAATTTCATTCATATAATTCTGATTTTCAGAAATCTGTTTATCTAATTTTTCAATCTTTTTAGTAAGATATATTTTTTGAATATCCAAAATATAACCGATAGTGTATAGAACAAACAAACCGCCAATAATACGAATAAACCATTGCGGAACTAATTCAGGAAAAAACATAAATTGTATAGCATTGAAAGTTGTTGCTATAATTGCCATTGATAAGTAAAAATAATTTTTTTGAACATAATTTTTAATATTATAACTACTGCTAACAACGGTTATACAATAGTTGGGTTAATTGTTTAATTTAAAGTTTTGTTTGTGTCGGGATAATTTGTGTTAATCGGAAAAATTACGGCTTACTTAATCCCAACCATCGTATAGCCGTAAATCGTTATGTGCAATTGCCATCGTACCAATAAAGTTCATTCATATCATCGTGGTCAAACTTTATATTCAGCAATTCAATAACCTTATCCATATCTTCATCTTGTTTCGGTTTGTAATCTTTGCTATTTAGGTAATCGGTTAAATGGTCAGCAACTCCAACTATCAAATTATTTTCATCAACTAAATTAAATTGATTAAATGTAATCCAAAAAATACCTAATAACTTAATCTTAATTCTACTGCCAATTAAAGGAAAGTAATGACTATCTTTTTCTAAATGACAATCACCATATAGATATTCTTTTTTAAAATCTGTCATGATAAGTTTCAACATATTATTTATTTTTAAATTTTTCAATAATTGAATCTACTGATATTCCATCTTTTTTCATACAGATAGCTTTTATCATATCTTCCTCACTATAACTTCTTTCTTGTTGCCATTTAGCACCTTCAACAAATCTTTCTCTTTCAATATCAATTTCACAATTTCTATCAAACACACCATAACCTAATTCGTATGGGTATAATCTTTCAGCAGCTTCTTCAAGTGTTTCTTGTTTAGTTTCTTCTTTTGGAATGATTATTTTATAATTTTCATAAATTCCTTCAAATGTGCTACCATCTGATAGATAATCAACGTATTTTCCATCTTCTAATCTTTCTGTTTTAACACTCTTACAACTTGAATTCTTAACAAACCATTCTAAAAATTCATCATCAATAGCTTGTACACCATCTTTGATTAAGTCTTGGTCTGTTGTTAAGATGATTTTTGTAATATAATAACCTTCTTCTTCCCAATATTTTCTTGAATCAATATCTCTTTGATTTGTTTTTTGTGGTTCATCTCCATATTTTGAATTAAAATGATAACCACCTAAAACTAATTTTTCATCAGAAGTGATGTAGATGTTTTGATTTTTCCAAGCAGTATTTCCACTTTCAAATAAGTCAGAAATATGTAATGTACCATCACTCATTTTATATAAGTAACTTGGTTTGTCTGTTGTAATAATTGCAATCATAAATTATTTATTTAAATTTAAAATATCTTGGGAGCTTACTTTTTGTTTTATTTCTTCGTAATTCATAATAAAAACTGGTGCTAACAAAGGCTATAAGCAATTGCCTATCAACCTTTGTGGGTTAATTGAACAGTATTTACAAGGCAACTGCTCATAGCCTCAACCGTTATAGGTAATTGTTTTAAAAATTCCCACCGCACTAAGAAAAATCAGTTGAGTTATTAAAGTTCAATCCAAATGCCATTGTTCCACATTCTTGCCCGTTCCAAATCAAATGACCTTTCCCCTCCTCTTTTGCTTTAACCATTTCCCAAAACTCATCGTTTGTTACTTGCCTATCGTATTCATCATAAAGTTCACAGGCGAGTAAGAATACTTCCAATGATGCTTTTGATTTCTCAAAGTGTTCCCAATTATTATGGTTAAAGCAAAACTTCCACCCAACCGAACTTTTACCAATATGTATGGTTTCTGGTATCATTTTCTTTGCCAACACAAAGTCATTTGAATTTACAGCAGCAATGATTTTCTTTTTCAAATCATCCGTTGCTTTCGGTATTGCATAATAGTTACATCCCATTTTAAAGTAATTTAAGTTTCGCCAACGCTAATTTTTAAAACAACTACCTATAACACAGTATTGGCAAAATGCCACAGATAGTTTTGTGCCTTGAATTTAAGTTTGTACTGGTGGCACTTCGCCAATACTCAACCGTTATCTGCAATTGACCAACCGCACATAACACTTCGGAATCCAAAATGTGCCATAACCATAACCTCTAACCAAATAAGCATCAAATGTGCTATCAATACAAAAACCACGATATACTGTATCCCAACAGTCTTCTGTAAATTCAACAGTAGGTAAGGTAGCCCACCCATCAACTGCTGATAACATTGGTTTGGCAAAATTGCCGTTTTGTGCTTCTTTTGACATTTTTTCTGTATTCATAAGTTTATTTGTATTTTTCTAGTTTCACAACTCATTTTATGTATTCCCGCTGGTTGATTACAATACGCACATTTCTCTGTAATGATTTTATACCCTGTATCAATTCTTTTAAAGTCTTTAACTACATAGTCTTTAAATCCAAAACTATCTAATGGCATACTTCTAGATATATAAGGACCACCTGAAGGATCAACCATACTAATTTCATTAGAGAGTGATTCCACCATTGTTACATATTCAGGATAATAGTGTTTACTAGTTTCATCATCCCATTCATGTACAGCTTTTTTAAATTCTTCTAAAGACATTTGTGTTTCTGTATCATTACAATATGCTTCATATGCTTTTGTATAGTCATTAGGAAACCCTATTCTACAATATTTAAATTCTCCTTCCCATAATATATCATGATTATTATCTTTTGTAAAAGTGAAAATATCATTATATCTGTTTTTATAAGTGTTTTTCATAAGTTATAAGTGTTATACATCTGTTCCATTTGATTGTGTTTCTTTAATCTGTATTCCTTCTTTGATTAGTTCTATATATGGTTCATAAGACCTCTGATTCAGGTATGTTAAACTATTCTGCATATATTTTAATTTGTTTGTGTTTTCTTTTACAGAAGCTTCTTTCTTTTGAAGAACATCAAATTTAAGAGCTTCTATTAATTCTTTAGTCGTGTATTCTCCTTCAATAAGAATTTTATCAAATTTAATTCTACAATCAGCAGGATTTTGTCTTAAGTTTCTACTACCTGTAAATGTCTTTCCTTTATGTGTAAATGTATCTGTACCAGGAAAAGTTTTATACCATAGTTCAAAGTCTGATGTTGCAGATTTTCTTTTCACTAGTTTAGTTTCTTCTTTAGAGTCTAAAAACAAAAGAAGCTCTACACCAATTGTGGTAAGAGCTCCATTATCTGTAATCAATCCTTTTCTTGTAAGACCTTGGTGTATAGCATCAATCTTTAAACTATTCTCTACTAAGCCAGAAACATCATAATTTTCATGTATAAGCTTTAATAAGAATATATGATCTAAACTATATGATTTTTTAATTAATTCTTCATAATGCCATGGACTTAGATTTAGTTTCATAAGATTGTTTTGTTGGTATTAGTACTTGTATAACTGCAGGAAGTCTTCTATTTCTTTCTTCTTCCATTAAATTCCATTCCCATTCTTCTTGTTTATGTCTTTCTAAGAGCATAATATAGTGTCTGTCTGATTCAACAGACCAATCAAAAAGGTCTTCAAAATTAATACTTTTTCTCATAATTTAAATAGTTATGCAACCAATTATAAATGTAATTGTTACAATTAATAATAAAACTTTTAATACAATTTTAAATCTTGTTTTTGTAAAATTTAATTCTTCTATATTTTTTTGTTTCATGCTTTATATTTTTCAATTAATGTTAAATCTTCACTATATGGTATTCTATATCTCTCTTTAATGACAATAATGTCACTAATAATTTGTACAATATCTTTTTTATAATCTTGTTTAAATCTCTCAATTTTTGTATTACCTAGAGATTCAATGAGATGATAGATTTTAAGATATTTAGGAGCCAGTATATGATTGTAAATAGCTAAGTTTAAATTCATAGTTTTTCTTTTACAATTTCAATTAGTTTTTTAAGGCATTCAAGTTCTGCTTCTTCATAGGCACTAAAACCTCCAATTGGGGTAAATAAGTATGTATCACCACCTCTTTGTTCTATAATAGTTTCATATACATTTGTTTTACCTTTGTAGTAGTAATCTTCGTGGAAAACAATTGATGATTCTAAATCATGCTTCTCTCTAAACCATCTAAATGCTTGTTGGTATAGTGGTGCTGTTACTACATAAGATTCAGGTTCATTAACTCTACTCATAGCGGGTCTAATAACTAAATGCATTAAATCTCCTGTAAAATATCCAAAACAAGGTTCGTCAAATCCTAATTCTTTAAGTGCTAATGCCTCTGCGTAAGGTATAAATTCTTTTTTCATAGTTATTTATTTTTTATACGTAAACCAAACTGCAAATTAAACCAATCAAATGTTTTTTCTCCTTTTAACCTATTACATCTAAATGTTTTTCTAATAAGCTTAACAGCATATTTTCTAAACTCTTCATATTCAGCTTGTGTCATAGTGATATTAAAATACCACATATCATCATCAAGTGTATCAAGCAATGATTTACCAACCATCTGTAATTGATATTCAATTAGATGTTTTGTAATATTATCCCTTGTTATTTTAGTGTTTTCCATTATTACGTTTTTTGGTAATTAATTAAATTATTACATAATAGTGTAATACTATTTTGCTTTTCCCCAGCTAGGCCCATAGTTTGCATCAGCTTTAATTTTTAAGTTAGACAAATAATAGTTTCCACCTGTTAACATTGCTTGTTCAACAGCTTCTTTAGTTATATCTTTAAGATGTTCAGGACATTCACATACAATCTCATCGTGAATTGTATTTACAATTTTAATTTGATTAATGTAATTGTTAGCCAAAATCCAATCATAAAGTATACTTGTGGCTAGCTTCAATTGCATTGCTGAGCGAGCTTGCACAGGGTTGTTTAAGCATAGACGTTGATATTCTGATTTAAGCTTAAAGAATTGTGACACTTCTGTTTTCTTAGATTTGTAATACTTTACAGCTATAGGATATATGTAGTCATATTTTCTTCCTTTTTCTTGTTCATCAAATTTCTTTTTGTAATCAAGCTTTCCTTGTTTATACATTGTCCACTGTTCTTTTGTAATAGCTTCTACTTTCTCTTTGTATTCTAAGTATTTATCATATTTAGGAAGAGCTAGTTTCCAACCATCAGCAGATTCTATATATCCTTTCCTAACAGCTACATTAAACACTTTTTCTCCCCATATATACAATCCTTCATGTAATTCTTTAAAAGCATTTTCTATTTTATATGCTTCATCAAGAGGAATTCCTTCATTCTGATGTATTGTATACGCAGAGCCACCATAAGCAAAAGCAAATCTAGGACTCTTAGCTGATTGTCTTTTACCTTTATGTTCTTTAATGATTGTATCATCATCAAGATCTTTAAGTTCAGGATAAAGTACTCTAGCAAAAGCACAATGTAAATCATCTCCATTAACAACAGCTGCTGTCATAGCTTTATCCCCTGATAAATCAGCTGCTACAAAATTTTCCTGTCCTGAATAATCACACACCACTATTACATTACCTTCATTAGCAATAAAACAATTTCTTGTTACACTATCTGAAGGAAAGTTTAAGAAATTAATATTTCCTTTTCTAGTAGATAATCTGGCAGTATCAACCATTGGATTAAAATTAGTGTACAAGCGTTCATTCTCAATCTGTTTGTATATAGTTTCTCCAAAGGTTGTAACTCTGTGATTAGCTTCTTGAAAGTTTAACCACTTCTTTACAAATTCATGTTTAGATTTACTAATGATGTTCTCTCCAATACTATCTTTCCCATCTTTATCTTTTGTAGGAATCTTAAAAGCATTAAACACTTTAATCATTTGCAGTGGAGAACTTATTGATACAAGAATTCTTTTCTTATCATCAAACATATCAATTTGTACATCTGCATATTGAGGAAGATTATCATAAATATATTCTTCAACTATCTGTTTTGCTTTAAATGTATTTTCTACATCTTCAATCATTTTATTCTTCCATGCTTCAGAGCTAATAGGAAGACCACATGATTCCATATATGCAAGACTTCTAATATACCTACAATGTAAATTATAAGTGTCTGTAAAGCCCCCTGATTCAATCTTATCTAAGAGATGTATATGTAGTTCTCCAAGTCTGTCAACATCATTAAAAGAATACTCTATTGTACTTGTTTGACTAAGCTTAACTAAATGAATATTCTTCTGGTCAGTTTTATCATACACAATTCCAAGCTCTCTTTTCATTACAGAACCAAAATCATGTCTAATAGGAGCAAAATGTTCATCAGTTTGACCATTATACAATATTTTACTAGCAAGCATTGTATCATACACTTTTTCAGGATAGAATGAATGTTTATACATAAACCCTAAGTCAAACAATATATTATGGCCTATTAATGTCTTTCCTTGAATATAAGGAATAACATCATTAAATTCATAATTATTTTCATATAATACAATTATATAATTACTATCTACACCATTACCTATTTGACAACAAAATTCATCATTTTTTCTAGCATGTAATCCATCTGTCTCAAAGTCAAAAGCTATTTGATCATGTAAAACCATATCTTCAAGTTCACAAAATAAATTAAAACCTAGTTTTATAAATTTGTTTTTTGAATGTTCTTTACATATAATATAATTATTTTTCATAAGACTATTCTTCTGTTAATATTCTAATTACCACTTTCTCATCTACAAAGTTAGGAACTATTTGTTCATCTTCATCAAAGAAGTCTTCTATAATTTCTAATTCAAGCCACCCATCACATTCATTAAGAATGTAATTTATTTCTTCTATAGATATAGGATATAAATCATCTCCTTCATCTATCCATCCTAATTCATGGGGTTCTACAATTACATCATCTCCATCAACAATGCATAGCTCCATAGGAGCTCCATTATCAAGAATGAATTGTTTTTCATCTCTAGGAATGCTGTCTAATTCAAATAGCTGTACTCCTTCTTCAGAAGCTTCAACAAACAGCATTCCTTTCTCCAATGTTTTAGGCATATAGCTCTTAAGAACTAATTCACATTCGTAGTAATACATTATTCATAATTTTCATAAATTCTTTCACCCCATAATAATATTAAAATAAATAATGGTATAAACAATAATCCCCAAGGGCCAGGATTATTTATTTGTACGTAAGTTATACCTATTGCAAATCCTGTTAGTATTAATATAACTAATACATTTATAAAGTGTTTCATTTTTCTATAATTATATATTGTTCGTCATTTAATGTTTTTACATTCTCAGCATTCTTAATTTCTTCCCATTCTCTAAATAATAATAGAGGAAATGTTCTTTGCATATAAATTAGTTTCATGGTTTATGATATTTAGGATAGCCCTTTGGACATTTATGAGGATTTCTTTTTAATTTATCCTTTTTAATAATTTCTTTTGCCTCTTCTAATGAATTTACAATACAATATTGTTTTTGATAGTCAAGGTTTGACCAAGTATAACTGGAATCTTTGTCAAGTCCCTGCATACAACCAAATATCCAATCTAATAAAATTCCACATTGTGGAATAAATTGATTTTCACTAATTTGTTTTATTCTATATATCATACTATTCTTGTAAAATTATGTCTAATTATCGTGTCTATTTTATTACTTAAATCATTAATGTATGTAGAAGAGCTAACTTCTTTTACATTATATGCAGCTTCTAGCATTGCAGTTGCTAATGGCATTAGTTCTAAAGCCTTTTCTTTAAATTGTAGAGCAATAGGACTAGTGGGCATTAAATCGTCTGTATAATCAGCTAATAGTGATATTAATACAGCTACTGTATGGCATAATTTGGCCTCATTTTTTTTAGTCATTACTTTTTAATTTTGAAGTTACCTAATTTTGCTACAAGTTCTTCCATTGTGTATTCTGGAACTTCTTCAATTTCTTTAGCGTATTCCCAACTAGTAGTAATTACAGCTTTTAAAACTTCTTCATCTGTTTCAGCACCATTCCAAGCTATAAATTTTCCATTTTTTTCAATAATTACAAATCTTTTAATCCAATATTTATTGTCATTACTCACCATCATCCATTTACCTTTTTGTTCAAATGGGTTGGATATGTATAATGATGTGTTTTGATTAGTAGTACGGCTTTTTCCTTCAAAAGTATATGAATATATTAATTTATCTTTACCCTTTACTTTAATGGGGTAAGTACCAAAATTATCAATTTCTACAACTGTAACTTCTCCTAATGTTACATCATAAGCAATATCGCCTTCTTTTAAATCTTTTAATGTTTTCATAATGTTATTAATTCTTCTTGATGAGTACTAATTTCTTTTGTTGTTTCTTCTAGTTTTCTAAAACGTGAGAGCATAAACGCAGGCTCTTGATATTTATTAATCAATTGAAACCACCTTGGTGGGTTATGAAGTTCTTCAAGAAGTACACCTGTAACAATTCCATCATTATCATGAAATCCTCTTATTGTATACTCGTTCCCCTCTTTCACCCACTGTGGCATATCTTTTCTTAATTCAGCTATTGTATGTAAATTCATTTCTGCATTAATACAAACAACTTTATCTCCTATTGAAAACATAATTAATATGTATAAAATTCAATTTTGTATCCTTCAGAGATAATAACTCTTAAACATCCTAATTTATCAAATAATTGAATAAAGGTTGTTACTCCTTGCTCATCTAAACATTTAATAAATTGATATTCTTCTCCAGCATTTGTTTTTCCTTCTGTAACTCCTTCTAATTGATAATAAGTTCTAGTATTTCCATTAGAGAAATAAAACACAACTTTCTTTTTACCATTAGGATTGAATACAACAGTTACATCAGCATCTTGAGATTCTGATGTTACAAAATCAGAGGTAACAATCATAGAAACATATTTTCTAACAAATGTCTCTTGAGCAAATATTATTGTGTTACACAATAACATTGAAATTAGTAATATTTTTTTCATAATTAATTACAAATATACTTTCCTACAGGATATGTGGATGTTTGATTTCCACTTACTTGGAATGTTCTTTCAAGATTAGAACAGTTGTTTAACACCACATAAGATGTAAATGTATTTACTGATGATCCAGATCCTGGACTACCAACTACATTAAAAGCATTGCTTCTAACAATTCTTCCACAATCACAATCTGTTGTAATAGGATCTGTAACATTAGAATTTGATGATTCATCATTAGATGAACAAGACATAGCTACTAATACAATAGCTGATAATAATAATTTTTTCATAATTTATTTAATTAGTTTTTAAAATCTGGTACAAAGTTAAAATTTATAATCTCACTAGCACTAGTTATTTTTTTATACACTGTAGTGTTATCAAATTCAATTACAGCTTCTTTAAAATTAGAAGCTTCAATTATTTTCTCTAAATCTCTACATTCATCATTAATCTCTGTATAATAACAGAATAAATATTTTTCCATAATATATAATATTAAAATAAAAAGCCCTAATTTCTTAGGGCTAATTACAAAACAAATTAATAACCTAATTTTTCTAATTGATGCTCATCAGCTGTAACATATACAATGCTGTTACTAATTTTATAATCAAACCATAGTCTAATATCATTAGCTTTTTGTTTAAATTGATGAAACTGTGTTGGTTGCATTTCTACTGTTTTCATGATATTGATTTTAATAGTTTTTTATATTCTTCTGGATCTTGTGTTATAGTTTTAAACTTCTCTTTGTTAAGTTTTAAATTAGCTAAGAATTGTTTATGATCATATCTATCATATGCATTAACAAAATTTACATAACTAGCAATAAATAATTTATTACTCATCCTGTCCATTCTTTTTACAATCTTAAGAGCATCTGTTATGTAATTTAATAACATTGTACCTCTTTTCTCATCATCAATTCTAAACTCTCCTTTTTTAATTGAAGTAGATATGTGAGAACCACCAATATTACCATTACAAGTATTATTCATAAGAATTTCTGCAACTTGTGATAATTCAATATCATATGTATTGAAATATTTGTTTAGTTTAACATAGTCTTTATTAATACCACTCCATACAAGTATGTAATCTTTCATACTCCATGATTTAGAACTATTATTTAATAATGCTAAACGCTCTGCAAGTTGTACAGAATCTTTAACTAATATTTCTGTATAAGGAATATCCCAACCCATTCTCATAAGAGCATGATACAAATGCTGTCCATCAATGATGTATGTATTCATTACACCATCAAGAAAATCAAATTTTGCTACAACAACAGGTCTAATAACACCCATTGCTTCTATTGATGCAGCTAATTTAGTAACGTGTTGTGGAATAACTGGTCTATTAACTCCTGCTAACAATGAAAACCCTTTAGTTCCTGTAATTTTCAATGTTTTAATTTCTAATACTGTTTTTTTCATGTGTTCTGTGTTTTAATTTATTAATTTATTTTTAAAATATCTCGCATGTACGAGCACTGTATCACAGTTGTGTTGTTGACCAATGATCAACTTGTAGTAGGGATTTACTGAATCGAACAGCACCAGCTTATAAGGCAAAGACTTCATGAGGGTCTTGGTTCCACATATCCCTGTTTTGCTAGTCTTTCCTAGCAGTCAATCTCCTTATAAATCCTTTCTGTGCACAGAACAAGAAACTGGGGAAATGTTGTTTCTACTTTAAAACAGGCAATATGCCTAACTAAATACTAGCACCCTCTTTCTTATACTTCAGGAACTCATGCTCCACATTACATACAAGAGTAGGGTCACGTAGTTAATTTATATTTAACGACAATAGTATCATCAATAGGTTGTCAATCCTAACTTAACCACTTGCTGAGAACTCATTTGTGTTGTGTAGGATGTTATGACCTACCTCGTATTTCATATTCCTTTCTCAAGGGAACAACACATCATACATTACTGTATGTATCTTTATGTAATGTTTAGTATTTACACCAACGTAATTGTTGGGATTATTTCATTACAAAGGTTTCAATGTTTAACCTTTAGCTTCTAACAGATTATAAGTTCTGACGCTTTACACAGCTTAGCTATTTATTAAAAACCAACACATCCATCAAGATTGGAATAAATCAATTAAATGCAAGAATCCGTAAGCTCAATCTAATTTTTCAGATTTACTGGCTAAATTCTAATATTTATAAATGGTAAAGCTTTCCACCCAATTAATTTATCTTACTTAACAAACATAACACTTCTTGATAGTGTTGTAATACGAAGGGAATTTACTCACTGTTATCGTCCCTTATGCATTGATACAGTTTTGGTGTCTCTATTACTTGTTTGTTTTTCTATGTGTTGGTTTAATAATGTATAATATAGGTGAGTTCAATGATACGCAGACATTACATTGACTATTTAAACTGCTTATGTGCGATTATAGTCCCCAGTGATTATACAATTTTATTTATTCTTCTAACAAAGCAGCTTGTTCTCTTAAAAAAGCTAATTTGTTATTGTGAGCTTCTAATGCTTCTTCAGCATCAACAATTACATTTTGAGCTTGCAATAAGCCTCTAATGTAAGCGTTTCTATCCCCAATTAATTGACCACTATTCAATCTAGCTAGTCTTAATGCTTCTTTAGCATCTTCTAATCTATCTTCAAGAGCAATTGTATCTCCTGTTAATGAAGCAATTTGTGTTTTGAAAGCTGAATCAGCTTGTCTTAACACTTTTTGTCCTGTTGCTTCAGCATCATCACCTTTTAATAATGCTACGATTTCCTTTACGAATGATTTTGTTTTGTTCATGGTTTTAAAATTTAAATTTATTAATTTGTTTTTTTGTGCGTAAGTTAACATCAACAGAGTGCACAGTTTCTATTGATGGTTTGTTTGTTTTAATTATTTCAGATATATCATATATGCCTTCTTCTAATATTTCAGCATATTCTCCATTACAATAAAGAAATCCTTTTGATTTAAAATAATCTACAGAATTATCTCTACCAGTAAATTTATCTGGAGTTACTTCAATAATAAATTCTCCTGAATACATTCCTTCTTTACTTGCACTTCTAACTTTCATACCTTTACGATACTTCTGTTTACAAATATACAAAGGATCTTGTTCTTGTTTAGAAGCTGGTTTAACAATTTCAGCCCATTTACCATCAAAATAAACCCAACCTATTCCTCGATGAGTTATACTTTCTTTTTTATCATCATACCAAGATAGTACAGCTTTAACTGTTTGTATATGACCACTAAAAGAACCTAAATTTGATATAAACTCAGTACCAATAGGATATAACCTTCTAGCTTTTTCTAATATATCATCAGAATCATCTTTTTTTGTTGGAATAAAATGTTTTAACTCATCCCATTTATACATAGTTTTACCAGTGCCAGTTGTAGGATACAAAAAACTAGTTCCATTCCAAGATAAATATTTAGGATTACCAACAGCTTCATTACATGTTTTACCAGATTCAAATAAAAATCTTTTGAACTCTTTTAAATTATCACATTCTTCTATTAATATTGCTCCAGATGAAGGAAAACTAGATAGTTTAACAACATTTTCTTTAGGTTCTTCAATTAATTCCCATTTAGAAGTTTGTAAAGGATATGGAATAGACATTCCTGAAACACCATTAGCAGTTTTATCTAATATATAACTTCTTGGTTTACCAATTATTTTAATAACTTCCCCTGCTTTAACACCTGTACAACTAGGATTATCAGCAAGAGCTATAATCCATCTACCTGTATAATCTTCAGAAACAATAGGTTTTACTTCAGAAACAGTGTATTCAATTAAAGCTTTTACTTGATCAATAGTGTATTCTTGTTTAGTAAGACCAATTTGATTATTATTATCAACACCATAAGAAACACTGTGTACATTAAAATATTTATATCTAATTAATCCTGCATAATTACCTTCAAATGCTCTTTGTTTTGCTTTAGTGTTAGTTTTACACCATTCCATAAGAGCATTGTATACTCCTTCTGTAAATTCTGGACAATATTTAACATAAAATCTAATATTAGAATCTATTAGAACATAATTAGTTGACTCAAACCACCAACCATCATCATCAAACCCTTCACCTTAATCACAACTTTCATTAGCTCCTTCACGAACATCTTGGCCTAAATAATGATTCATATCCCTACTCCAACCTATAGGGCAATGGTTGTCATCATCCCATTGCCCATCTCTTATAAACTCATCCTGAGTTTTAAACCTATATTTGATCATGTTTCATCTTGTTTTACAAATCTATTAATTCTCTTATAACTAAGACTATTGTATGTTTCACATACAGTTAATGTTCTACAACAAGCATATTGTACAGGATCTGTTGATCCTACAACTATTCCCACTAGTACCCTAGCAGGAATTCTTGGTCTGTTTCCTTTATTACTCATCATGTTTATTGTTAATGTACATTCCAATTAACATTGGAATAACAATTGGAGCACATATTAAAGCTAAATAATCTGATTTCTTTAAATCATCAAACTTATCGTGTTGGTCTATTAATACACCAACCATTGCTAAATAGCAAAATACAAAATACATCATATTAGTTTATTTATTAAGTTACTATCAAATACAGTTCTCAATGCTTCTTCTTGTTGTTCATTTAAAGAAGAGAGATTGTTTACAAATTCTATTCTACTATAAGAGATGTTTTCTCCATATAAAGATTGCACCTTTCTCCCCAATTCCATTAATTGAGCAGAAGTTCTTTCATCTATTGGGTTAAAATTATTATCAACCCATTTACCTTGGAAAATTTGCATAATTACAATACAATTAAATCTTCGTAATCACTCAATAACTTTCTTTTCTTTGTAACCAACATAGCTTCTAATTCATAATATCTATGAATATCTATTTCATCAGAACAAGATAATACTTCATCTAGTTCAAATAATTGTTGATCAACATCTTTAATTTCTTCTTGCAGTTTTTCAATTTGTTCTGTGTTCATTGTTTTAAATATTTAGTTTATAATTAATATTCATATTCTTTGAAATTACCAGGTATTATAGCAACAAAAACTGCTATTAGAGTTCCAAATAATCCACTTGTAAGTCTTGTGGCTTCACCCCATACAGCAGGATTAAATGATAATTTAATAAAAGATGTTATTAAATATACTATTAACATAATTGATAATCCAATTGCTATTCTAATTTTTAATTCTTTCATTTTATTTTAATTAAATTACATACATAATAATGGGACAATATAAAACATGTCTAAAGCCAAACATATTAATAATGCTTGGCATAATTCTTTTCTTGTTCCTTTGAAATTAGGAATTATACATAATGTTATCATAGGTGAATAATAAAGTTATTCTTTAATATTAAATTTAATATTACAAAATAAATAATACTAGCAAGTATTGTTATTAAAAAAGATAAAACACCTATAATTATTTTATCTTCTGCATCTAGGTAATAATAATAATACTTTTTTAAAAATAATCTATAAGATATACAATATATAACTACTATAGGAATTAAATAATAAAGACATTCAGTGATGTCTATTGTAATTGTTTTCATAATGCTATAAGGAATTAGGTTTAAAAAGTATCATATATGTCACAGGGATAATCATCTTCTGGATAATTATTATTAAAATCATTGGCTGCATCCCCACTTAACTTTAATGCTTGTGTAGCATTATGAGGACAAGTAGCTTGTATCTTATTGTTATTTCTAACAATCATTTTAAGCACGTTTCTGAGGTGATCTACTTCCATAAGGTCTATAGATATTAAATCACCATTTTTTTGCTTCCAGTACACTATATTACTATGCATAATATTATTTAATTATTCAGTTTATGTAATATATAACTCCTAAAAGAATACTAATTAGTATAGATAGTACAAACCTAACTAATCCATAATTGTTATCTTTATTGATACTATCTATAACTAAACATTCTATATATATTAAAAAACAATATATAGAAGCTGAAATTAAAATTGCTGTCATAATATTATATTGTATTTAAAAGAGCCCTATATATAAATAGAGCTCTATATGAGTAAGGAGCAATTGTTTTTTGAATAACATCAATAACATCTTGTTTAGTTTGATAACCTAATACATCTCCAGTAATATCTGTATCATATGTAATACTCCAATCATCACTGTCTGGTTCAAACTTAGCAATAGCTATTTCAAATTCATCATTATTATTTCCATAAGAAAAAGAATGACACACTAATGATATTCCATAATCATTAGGAAACTTAAATAATATCTGCATTCCTTTATTACAAGGATTAATATCTATTATATAAGAAGTAAAATCTTTAATTGTATTCATAATATATAAAATATAAAAGAGCCTAATTAAAGGCTCTTATGATTAATTAATAAATGTCATTAAGACACTCAAGTTCAAACTCTACAGGATAAGATCTAGTATAATACTCTTCTAAAGATATCTCTCCATTAGATAGAAATACATATAGTCTATATAAAGAATCTTGTAATGCTTTCTTTTGACTATCTGTGTTGATTGTCATCATAATTATAATAATTGTTCGTTAATTTTATATGTAAGACCTTCTATAACTCTAATTCCAGAATTATCAATACTTGTAGTAGATAACATATATTTCCCATCCTTAAATAATGTAAACTCTCCTTTATTATTTAAATCAATAACATCAATAGATGTTTCATTAATACGAGCTATAACTTTTAAACCATTAGCCCATTTAAAAGATTTATGAGGAAAGTCAATATATATAACTTGTCCTATTGTTAGTTTTGCCATAATGCTATATGTTTTACAGTGATTTTGTTATTTTTTGATTTGATTTTAAACCCTTTTAATGTGGAATGGGTTACACACTACCTCTTTAACACTCTTTCAAATATATTATATTAAGAATGTGTTAACAGTATTTGTAAGAATACTTCCTACATAATAGCCCAAAAACAATAAAAACTATTGTTTTGACCCCTACCAGTAGAAAGAATTATTTATCTCTCCTATATATAGGACAACATTAATAAAAACATTGTCCTTTATATATATATGTTCTTTAGAAATATAATTTAGTTATTACATTCCCACCCAATAGCTTCGTATATATCCCACCCTTATATATAATAACAATAGCAAGCCCAATTAAGGACTTGCTATTTTACTAATTAGAATGTGGCGTTAGCTAATGCATTAATAGCACTTTCGCTTAAGCCTGCTGATGTAGCTTGTGTTTTGATTGTTTGTGCAATCTCAATGTCAAGCAATGCGCTATCAGCATGAGCTTGTGTAATTTCAGCTTTAGTTTTGAAAGCACTAAGAGCTGTTAAACGCTCTGATTTAATTTCAACACCATTAGCGTCAACTTTAGCATTACCATTATCATCTAATGAACCAATCATTTTAGTTTCAGCAATGCAAAAGAATGGAAAAGTTACTTCTTCATTCTTAGTCCAAGCTAATGCTTCCATTTGACGTTTGTGTAAGTGTACTCTAACACCAAGAGCTGTGTATCCACTAAAATTTCCATTTGCTGTAAAAGCACCATTGTTAATCACGTAATTTTTCATTTGTTTTTCTATTTTAAATTAATGTTTATATTCAGGAATATTCCCTGTTTGTTGAGAAGGTTTTGGGATGGATGATGGTTTTTTGTATAAATTAATGCATACTTCTGTACAACAACTAGGGGATAGTACCAACTTCTAATTTGTTATAGGGGGTTTTGGTATGGAGAGGTATACTCTTTCAAACACACAATCAACATGGGGGATATGTAAAAAATTTTAGGAAAAAAATTTTACAAGGGAGCAACACAAAATTTGGAGAAAAAAAAATTTTGTCCATGTGAAAAATATGTTATAATTTTGGCTGGGTGGGTGGGTTGAGAGATATATAGTTATATATTCTTTGTATATATAGACAATAAAAATATTTGTTTATTATAATATTATTTTATATACCTTTGTATAAACTACATATGTTATGATTGTACAGAGATTTAAGAGAAAAGAAAAAGATGTATTTAATACAGCATTAAAGTATTATTCTATATTGTTTAGTATTAATGGTATTAATGTAACAGAAAGAGAAACTCAATTAGTTTCTTTTATTGCTGTTAATGGGAGTATATCATATAAACATGTTAAAGAAGAATTCTGTAAAGAGTTTAATACATCTAATGCCACAATTAATAATTTAGTTTCAGGTCTTAAGAAACTAGGAATATTAATTAAAGATGATGGCAAAGTCAAAATACTTCCAGCTATACAATTAGATTTTTCTAAGAATATTGTTCTACAAATTACATTAGAGAATGAAACCACCTAATATGCATATTAAGGATTATCTTATTAAGAAGATTGCAGTTAATAAGGTGATTGAAAATAAACTCATTGCTGAGAAGATTATTCATAAAGTGATTGCTCATCAATTTGATTCTGCTAACGATGCTATACATAAATGTAATAGTGTAGAGTTTTCTGGATTTGGTAAGTTTATGTTTAATATGAGTAAAGCTAAAAAAAGAATGATTATATTTGAATCACAAATAGCTCATTTTACAGATTTTCTAAATGATGAAACGCTTTCTCCTACAGTTAGAAGAAATGCAGAAATGAAATTAGCAACAGCTATTGATAATAGAACAAAACTAAAACCAAAAATTGATCATGGGAGTACAACAGATATTTGAGGGAGTTATTTATATAATAAAAAATATAAACAACAATAAAGTTTATATTGGTTCATCTATGCAAGGTTTGTTAAAAAGAAAAAGATGTCATATAACTAATTTAAATAAAAATAAACATCATTCTATTAAATTACAGAATGCTTGGAATAAGTATGGAGAAAATAATTTTATTTTTGAGGTAATAGAAATATGTACTAAAGAAGATATTCTTGTAAAAGAACAGTATTGGATAAACAATTACAACTCATATACTAATGGATATAATGCTACACCAATTGCAGGTAATTGTTTAGGTAGAGAAGTTAAAAAAGAAACTAGATTAAAAATATCTAACTCATTAAAAGGAAGAACAATAGTTAGAAGTAATGAACATAATAAAAAATTAGGTTTAACTAGACAAAAAGTTGTACTTTTATTAGATGATAAGAATAATATAATACAAGAATTTGAATCATCATTAAAAGCTGCAGAAGTTTTAAATGTATCTCAAAGTAATATATCTTCAAATTGTAGAGGTATTAATAAAAGTAAAAAGTTTAATATTAGATATAAGTAGTATTATGGATTTAAACCAAATTATAGAAGGATGGCGTAATCATCTTCTTCCTCGCAAAGATTTAATATTAATGATTGAAGAAGTTAGTAAAGAAAGAATAAATATATGTAATGAATGTGAGCATGTTTCTACAAAACATGAAACATTAAGACCAGATTTACATTGCACAGATTGTGGATGTACATTGTCTGCTAAAACAAAATGTCTTTCTTGTAATTGCCCTTTAAGTAAATGGAAAGCTGTATTATCTGAAGAACAACAAACCCTTATCGATGATGGAAGAGAATAAATTAAAATTAACAAAAATTCCTTTAGAATATTTACTAGGAATACTAGAAGCATTGTATGATGAAGGATATGATTATTTTGATTTAGAGGGGATAATTGATCCAGATAGAGAAAAGGATACGGTTAGAATTACAGTGTGTGAAGAATATCTTTCAGAAGAAGAAGGTAAAAATAAAATAGATGATTATGAACAGCTATTATAAAAAAAGTGTTAATATATTAATTAAACTTAGTACAATGTTTCCTAGACAAACATTAGGAAAACATTTAGCTACAGCTTTAGATGATCATCAGATTGAGAATCTAAATGACAAAGAAATGTTTAATATATTAAATGATTATTTAATAGAACTAGAATCAGATGTTCCTCATTGTGAGGATTTGGAAGAAATTCTTAAACAAGGAATGAATTTAAATTCTGAGGATTTAATAGAAGAAGAATAACTACATTATGGCAACAGCAAAGAAAGCTTTATTAATAGAATATGAATTAGATTTTCTAGATAAACAATTAGCAGAGCTAAAAGAATATATAGAGGCTAATCCTTATTCTACCCTTACAGATAGAATGCAATACAAAGAAACTAAAAATGGAGGAATGGTTTCTGTATGTGTAGCTAATAAGGAATCCCAAAGAAAAGATTTAACACAAGCTCTTAAAGACTATGCTGAGATTCTTAGGACAGTGGATGCTATGAGAGAGAAACAAGAAGCTAAAGCAGTTCCTGTAAGAGGAGATGTACAGCTGGGAGCTATGGCTGAGGATTTCTTAAAAGGACGTAAATAATGCAATTACATAATATAGAATATAAAGATTGGTTCATTAATCAAGGGCGTATTCCAGATGAAGCTTCTGAGGAATATAGAGAGTTCTTTAACTTCCACAAAGAGTTATGTATGAATGGGGCCATGATGGATGGACAGTTTATAAATCCTTTTCTATATTGGCATTTAAACATATGGCATACAGAGGTAGATATTATTGATGAATATGGACGTATTAATCAGAAATATGCTAACCCCTTGCTCAGAGATAATGAATGGCTAGTAACAAATGAAATAGATAGGGCTCACAAAGAAAAGAAAGGCTTAGTGAT